TGTTCTCGAACATCTCGGCGAAGTCCGAGTTGGGGTCGGTCGATGCCGTGATGGCCCCCGACGTCTGGATGATGCCGTGCTTACCTGCGAGCATGATCGTCAGGTTGGTGTTGATGACCGTCGCGCCTGGGTTGCTCGCGTTGTAGCCGAGGGCAAGGCAGAACCCGTCGGCGCCGCCGCTTGAGGGATCGCCGTCGGTGTGCAGCTCGGCGTTCTTGCTGGCGACGAGCAGCATGTTCGTCTTGCTCGAGGTGGCCATGATCTGACAGGTGTCTGAGGCCAACACGCCGCACTGCGCGGCCCCGCTCGCGATGTCGTTGCCCGTCCCCCCGATAACGAAGCTCTTGGCCGCGCTCACGATGTTGTTGGCGCCGCCGAGTGCTGCACTGTCCGCGCCGCCCAGAATGTGCGAGTCACCGCCGAGGGCGATGGCGCGAGCCGCGGTGATCGTGTGGTTGTTGCCCCCGACCACCGCAGCCCGCGTCGATCCGGACTGGATGTCGTGGCTGTTCCCGCCGCCAACGAACGACTCATCGGCCGCGGCGACGTTCGTATCGCCGCCGATGGCCGCCGCGTTCTCGCCGCTCGCCGTCAGGTCGTGGCCGCCGGCCGCGACTGCCTTCAGACCGCTGGCCGTGGGGTTGTCTCCTGCGAAGGTGCCGGCGTCCGCTGCCGAAGCGTTGCCAGAGCTTCCTCCGATGGCTGCAGCTCGCGCCGCCGATGCGGTGTTGGCCGAGCCACCGATGCACGTCGCGTTCGCTGCGCTGGCAACTCCGATGTTGCAGCCGATGACCGTTGCGTTCGCTGCGCTGGCGATGCCTGACGTACTCGCCGCAACCAAGGATTCAGCGCCGCTCGACGTGGAAGACGAAGACGTGATGATCGCTCGGGTCTTCGGTGTGGTCGCGACGCCCGTCGTCGACGAGTTCGCCTTGACCGCATGTACGCCCGCCACACAGTCCTTGAACTGGTCGAGGTCGTCGCTCGGCGTGAGCCCGCCATCCTCTTGGGTTCGGACGAGCGCCTCTTGAACCGAGGTCACCCACTTGGGCGTGATAGCCGTTGGCGTCGCGCTCGGCGTGGTCGCCGCGTCGGCAAAATACCCAGGCGTTCCTGTGTCCGCGGGAAAGGTCGGGATGGATGCGACCTGTGAACCGGATGCGATGCGCTTCATGCTCTAACCCCTTAGACGTAGACGAATATGAGCCGCGTGTGCGCCGGCTTGATCTTGTTCGCGAGCGCTTCGAACGCGGTGTTCTGAGTGCCCGTCATGGTGAGCGTCCACACCGCCGCGCAGTAGTAGGGGCCCGTTACCAAGGCGTTACATCGGCTGTTACAGGTGAACTGCGCCGCGTGCCCGCTCGTGATGCTGACCGACGTGTATCCCGCCGCCTCGGCGAACGCGACCCACTGCGACTTGGTCACGACGGCGCGCGCGAGCAGCTTCGCCGTGATGTCCAGCCGACGGTCGGCGTTGCTGGCGGCGATCACCTCGCTCGACTCGGGCAGACCCAGCGACCGCTCCCACGCGTCGAGCGTGTCGGTCGCGGCCTCGGGGTCGAGCTCGTCGATAAGGTCCCGTAGCCAGTCGTGAGCCCGCACGAGCTCGCGCGCCACGCCGAGCCACCACTTGGCCGTGCGCGACGTCGACGGCGGCGCCCACGCTCGGCCGCGACCCGCGAGCGCGACGAGGGCCGCGACATACTCGGTCGCGTTGCCCGCCCACGGCTTGGCCGGTGCCCCCTCGCTCACCAGGCGCCCCCGTCTTCGGTGAGCACGCCGATCACCGGCAGGACCCCATCGGCAAGGTCGATGTCGGACGGGCCGGCCCCTTCGATCGTGTTGAGCTCGAACTGGCCGTCGGGGTCGACGCTTTTGATGGCCCGTCGGATCGCGTCCCGGATGTCGTCTTGGTAGAGCGTCCCGCCCGGGGCGATGTCGAGCGTCGCGAAGAGATCGTCGACGTAGTCTTCGATGGCGTCGCGGATGGCCGTCGTATCGGGCGAGAGCGTCACGTCGATGTCGATGGCTCTCGGCGTCGGCGCTGCCGCGTAGACGTAGTCGGCGACGTGCGCCGGGGCCTTCGTTCTGAGGTAGGTCTGCAGCGACGTCGCGTCGCCGCCCGACGGGATGACGTCCGTCGAGTCGCCCCCATCCGGCACGACGAGCGCGAACCGGACCGTGATCTGGCCGAGGTACGGCTCGTGCTCGTAGACCCAGACTCGGGAGATCGACGCCGAGTGCTCTTTCGCCCAGGCCACGTAGTCGGCCTCGGCCCCGCCCTGCGGCGGGCTGGCAAGGTCCTCGAGCAGTCGGATCTTGAGCGCGTCGATCGTCTCGATGTCCGCGCCCGCCGTCGCGGCCGTGACTGAGACCGTCGCGTTGACGTTAGCGATCGGCGTCTGGAACGTCAGCGTGTCGCCCACGTCGAGAGAGCCATCGGCGCCCGCGACACTGGCCGTGATCGCCTTGGCCGTCAGGGTGCCCGCGCCGCCCGAAGCGATCGTCGTGTTGAGGGTGTACTCGGTGCCGTCGTCGCGGACGAAGATCGTGCCCGAGGGAATGGTCGCCGTCCCCGTGCGCGTGATCGTGATCTGACCCGTCGCCGTCGTCGCCGCCGTGCGCGTCAGGCCACGAAGCTGCGCCCACCGCAGGACGCCCCAGCTCTTCGCCGTGACCGGTAGCAGCTCGGCGACGATGCGCGAGCCAAACCCGTACAGCGAGTGCACCGCCCGCGCCAGGCCGTGCGCCGCGGCCCGCGCGAACGTCCGCTTGAGGTACACGTCCTGCTCGCCCATGTCCGACGCGATGTCGGCCTGGATGCGAGAGAGCACCGTGCGGAACGTCGGCGGCGTGATGGGGAGGTCAACGGGCATACTCGCTCCAGAGGTCCGGGAACGGGATCGTGATCGTGAGCAGCTCGCCCGAGCTCAGCGTGATCTCGACCGTGATCGAGACCCGGTTCGCCCGGATGGTCGCCACCGGCACGATACCACTGCACAGCCGATCAGTGATCATCCATTGCAGCGCCGCCCGCGTCGCGTCTTCGAACTCGCGAGCCTGCACGCCCGCTCGAGACAGCAGGTGCCACAGCCGAGACCCGGTGTTGTCCGGTCGGTCGGCGTACGTGTCACCCCACCATCCTCGGCGGTCGCCCGTGCCATCGACCGGCGTCTCGTCGGCGTTGATGCGGGCGTCGCTCATCAGCGAGACGAAGACGAGCCGCTCGATTGTCAGCTCGGAGCCGACGCCGCTCGGCATCGGATCCCAGGTCCGCAGGTAGTCGACCGCCGCGCCCGACGCCGTGACACCGATGGGGAGATCTGCCGAGCCGTCTGAGAGCGCGTAACCCAGCTCGGTCGAGTAGGCCGCCGCCATCGCATTGCCGGCGAGGTCTTCGACGTTATCGACCGTGAGCCGGACCGCATCGACGCCCGGGGTCAGCGTGAGCACGACGGTATCGGTGTCCGTCAGCGTCGCCGTGAACGACACCCCCGGGGTCAGCGTGTAGTTCCCCGTCGTCTCGGCCGATGTCTCGTCGACGTCTTCGGAGAACGTGATCTCGATGGTGGTCTTGCTGGTCATCCTCGCGCGTGTGACCGTCGGCGGCACCACGTCGAGCACCATCTCGTAGGCGCCCGCGTCGGTCGGGTCGCTGCGGGAGTCGCCTTCGTAGTCGAGGAGCACCGTCGCGTTTCGACTGAGCGACCGGATCGCGGGGCTCGTGAGCTCCAGCGTCAGGTCACCGCCTGCGGCGTCGACGAACAACGGATCGGCGTTCTGATTCGAGCCGCCGTCGGTGCCGGCGAACCGCGTTGTGAACGTGCCGTGAGCGATGTTCTCAGAGTAGGTTCCCGAGCCGGCGTCCACGGCGTGCGAGCCGCCCGTGCCGAGGTTCTTGATCAGGTTGCCGCGAGCAGTCGTGATGTTGCCCGCGATGACCTTGCAGTTGCCGCCCGTGTTCCAGGTGCCCGAAACGGAGTTGTGCGCCACGAGCAGTGCATCGCCCGAGTGGAACTGCACGTTCGTCGGACACACGACGTCGTTGTTGTAGACCTCGGTCAGACTGCCGTACGTGAGCACGATTCCCTTGGAGCCGCTGCCCGTCGACCCCGACGTGCGCACCTTGCAGTTGATGAACTTCGACCAGCGGTTGGCGAAGCTGCCCAGGTTGACGATGCACGCACGGCCCGTGTTGCCTTCGAACTCACACCCGTCGATCACGATTCCGTCGTTGAGCTGCCGGATCACGCCGAGAGAGGCGTTGGTCCAGCCCGAAAACTTGAGGTTTCGGAGCGTGAGCTCACCGGCCGCGCTTGAGAACGCTCGATAGGAGCCGCAGTTGATCGCGGTCGTTGCGCCGGTCGACGCGATGATGGGCTTATTGTCCGGGTCGGCTGCCTCGATGACGCACACGACGCCCCAATAGCCGTCGGTCACTTTCTGTGTGTCGAGCGCCTCGGTGTACGTCCCGCCGTCGACGACGATCCGATCCATGTCCGCACGGCTCGTCGCCGTGGTTCGGCACGCTTGGATCGCCGCTTGAATCGTCGTGTAGTCCCGGCCAGACGGCCCCACCGTGTAGGTCGTGCCCACTAGTCCACCGCCTTGACCGTCGCGCTGCCGCTCGTGATCGTGCCTGTCAGTGTGATCGGTAACGCGTTCATGACGGCGGCCCCTCCCGAGAATCCGACGGCGACCGTGTTCGCGGGAATGGTCACGCTCACCGTGTCGGTGTTGCGGGCGACGCCTTTGCTCGCGCTGGTGCCGAGCTGGATCCCCGAGGTCGAGAGGGTCACGACCTTGCCCGTCGAGTCGTAGAGCGCGACCTGGCCCGCCGTCAGTGTGTTCGGCCGGTGCGACCGATGCGACGTCGCCAGCGCCAGAGGGTGCGACTCGTCGGCGCCCGCGTGGACGATGACGACATCGGCGCCGGCCGGCGCCACCGCCGCCAGGCCGTAGGGCTCCATGAGCTCCACGTCATCGACCGTCGTCCCGCCGACTCTCGCCTGGACCAGGCGCAACGCACCGTCCACCAGCCGGCTCGACGTGAGCACGCCGCGCCGAATCATGCCGAGCAGTCGGGCCGCGGCGCTCATCGGTTCGCCTCCGCGCGTTGCTGGGCTGCCGCCACGCCGGCCGCATCGAGCCACAGCCCCTTTTCGGCTCGCGCCCCTCGGCGTCGGCCGCGGCCGGGCGGTGCGTACTGCGCGAACGCCTCGGGCGGCTGCAGCGTCAGCTCGGTGCGCGTGCCCGTCAGGTCGCGGGAGAGCCGAGCCTCGACAATCAAGAAGTCGTCGTCGATGAGCGCGGGAGGCACTCGGACGCGGACGACTTGGTTGATCGCCCAGACCTCGCCCTCGCTCGTGAGCCAGCCCGGCACCACGGCGGTGATTGACGTCGACCGGCCCCACCGGGTGAGCATCTCCCACTCTGCCCGCGCCTTGCACGCCGCAGCGTCGGTGCGCCCGTCGGGCTGCAGCACCAGGCGTCGATGCCGGCTCACGTTGTCGGTGGCCGTCCCGTTGACGAGCTGGGCCGCGTCCGCGTCGATGGTCGCCGTCCCGGCACGCTGGCCGCGACACACGTACTCGCTGAATCGGTCCGCGCCCGAGAACCGGCACGAGACCGAGATGAGGTTCGATCCGTAGACGAGCGCGCCCGGGATCCGCTCGGTCCCCGCCCGCGTGATGAGCAACCGCCCGCGTTCATCGTCGCAGACCATGAGCTGGCGCAGTCCGCAGGCCCGCTCGATCGCATCGTAGACCGTCTCCCCGAGCTGCAGCGCGAACCGCTCGAGCGGGGCGCCGGTCGCCACGTCGGTGACGACGTCAACCCCATACTCGGCGGCGAGCTCGGCCGCGAGGGACTCGACCTTGACCGACGACCAGCGGCGCTTGCCGTCGGGGTCCGGATGGCAGTCGACCAGGTCGCTCGTCTTGCTGCGCCCAGACACCGGCATCTCAATCCCGTCGCCCCGCACGTTGATCGCCACGTCGTCGACGTAGCCCGTGATCACGGCCTGCCGGTCGATGCGCACGACGCACGACGACTGCGGCCGGATGACCACCGGGTCGCTCGCGCTCGCGCCCTGGTAGAGCTCGAGCGAGAACGGCCAGCCCACCCGCTCGAGCGAGCGCGTGATCTCGACCGACGACCAGCCCGAGTAGGACCGACCCCCGACCTCGAGCTGCACGTCGTGTTTCGCCAGCTCGGTCATCGGGTCAGCACCGAGAGCGCCCGCACCGGGGCGAACAGGGGATGAATGATGTCGTTGCGGTCGACGACCTCGGTCGTTCTCTCGGCGTCGCCGTAGAGCTCCCAGGCGATCAGCGTCACCGGCACCACGCCGCGGGGCGTGTACTCACTCACCCGGGGCAGGCCCGCAACCCGGCGCGTGACGTCCTGGATGAGCGCCGTCCGGAGCGCCCGGAGCGTGTCAGCCGTCTCTGCGTCGGCCTCCTCCTCTTCGGCGGCGATGAGCGCAGCGATCGCATCGCGGTCCGCAATGGCGTCGTCGTACACCGACAGATCGGCGTCCCGGATGTAGGCGCACGCGGCCGTGAGCGCGTACCGGCATTGCGCCCGCCGGGCTGCATAGTCGACCGTCGCGATCCGCTCGCTGTCCGTCGTGGCGGGCGTCGGCGAAACGTACGCATCGCCCGCCCCCGACGCCAAGCGCCGCAGGCCTAGCAGGTTCCCGACCCGAATCATGAGCGACTGGACCGCCGCCGCGAACTCCTCGGGTGCGCCGGCCAGGGCTTCGGTCCGAGCCCGGAGGTCCTGCGCCTCGGACACGACATCGGAGACGTCTTCGACGACCGCCATGGGCGTCGCGGCGATGGTCTCGATCTCCCCGAGCACGTCGTCGATAGCGGCGATGGCCGCGTCGAGCACGCCCAGACCATACCCGTCTGAGTCGAGCTGCTCGGTCACCTCGGCCAGCGTGGCCGCGTCCATCGCGTCAATCGCGTCGTCGAGCGCCGAGCCCGTGTCGAGCGTGATGAAACTCAGCTCGCCCGCCTCGACGAACGACAGCGAGAACAGGATCACGTTCCCGTTGTCCCAAGAGTCGACCTGCCGGTACTCCGTCAGATTGACCCGGATCTCGCCGTATACCGGGTGCACCAGCGTCCCCGGCCCCTCGGCCTCTAGCGCCTCGAGCAGCGCGACCGACTGCCCCGCCGCGTCGTCCCCGATCACATAGGCCTCGACGCTGATGGCGCGCGTCCGTCGACCAAGGTCTTCGGTCACCGCCAGGTCACCGCCCGGGGTCTCGTGAACCCCGACGCGACGACCGCCCGACAGTCCCTCGGTCTCGACTTCGAAAGGCACGCCGCGGAACGACGCGGCCCGTAGGCTGTCCGTCCACGCCATTAGAGTGCCCCCGTCCCGACCTTGCGAACGCCGGCTTTGACGTTGCTGGCCTTCGGCTTCTGCGTGATCTCGGCGTTGGTGCCCGGCTCCGACTTGACCGTAACCGTGATCTCCTGCGGTTGACTGGCCTGGATGCGCCCCACCAGATCCATGGTCGACGAGCCGAGCCGAGGCGCCGCCATCGACGACGGCGACATTGGCGGCATGACCGTTGGCGCCATATGCGGCGTGCCGCCCGATTCGAGAGCGCGGCGATCGAGCTCGGCACGCATGCGGCCGCCGCCGATGCTGTTCGCGCGCTCGTCATCGCGCCGCTGTTTATCCTCGTTGGCCGAGTCCCACGCCCACGACGCAAGCGAGCCGATGACACTGATCGCGCCGAGCGCGCCGAGTGCACGGCCCATCTTGCCGGCGCCGCGACCGGCGCCGGCCGCACCAGCTCCTGCTGCACCGGCTCCTGCTGCGGCACCGCTTCCCGCGCCCAGGGCTGAGCTGACCCCGCGCGCGGCGCCAAGAGCCGCCCCGCCGATAGACGTCAAGAGGGTGAGCAGGTTCGTAAGAGGCCCAATAACAGCGACGCCGGCTAGAATCAGGAACGCGTTCTTGAGCCCGCCGACTTTCTCAATCGCGTCTGCAACCGACGACACCACGTTCTTTACAGCGTCCCAAGCCTTCTTCACGAACTCCCGGACCTTGTCCCAATCGATGTTTCCGACAGCCTTCGCGACCTTGTCGATGGCCTCTACGATCTTCTGTCCGATGATGTCTTTGTTGGCGTCGTACCACTCTCCGAGTTTGGTCAGGAGAGGGCCGAATGCGTTCGCCAGCGCCTCGCCGACTCGTAGCTTGAAGGCGGTCCACTTGTTATTGAGGCGGCCCATCTGCTCGTCGAGGTCGCCGGCTTTGGTGGCCGAATCGGTCGACATCACGCCGTCTTTCCGCTTCTCCTCGCGGAGCTCCTTGAGGCGCTTGACCCCGGCGGTCAGCATCGGGAGCATGTCTTTGCTGGCGCCGCCGAAAGCCGCCGCGGCAAGCGCCGCTCGCTTGCCTGGGTCCTCGACCTCCTCAATGGCCGATGCGTAGAGCGTAAACGCTTCCTCAGAGGAGTTCGTTGCCTTCAGTTGCTTAAGAAGGTCTGGCGCAACTTTCTTCAGTGTTGTCGCGAGTTTGCCGGTACCCGTACGGGCCAGCGCCATAGCCTTCGAGAAGTTCAGGAACCCGGCATTGAACGTGCCGGCCGCCGTGTCGCTCTGCTCTGCCGCATAGCGCCACTCTTGGATCGCCTCGACTGCGAGTCCTGTCTTGGAGGAGAAGGCGAGAAGCTCGTCACCGGTGTCGATGTACTGCTTGGTCCAGTCCTCAGCCGCCTGGATCGCCCCTCGGATCGCGGAGCCGATGGCATTGGTGATGCCCTGGCCGATGCCCTGGCCGATGCCCTGGAGAACGTTGCGGCCGGCGCCCTTGATGGCATCGAAGGCGCCAGAGAACGCACGACGCAGCTTGGCTGCCATCGCGCGGACCGGGCCCGTCATGCCGTCCTGCGCCTGGACCGGGACGACTATCGCTGGCGTTGTTGCCACTTGTTCGCCTCCTCGGTCGCCTCGACCCACCAGGTGAGGTCAGCAACGGTGAGATTCGCCACGTCGCTCGGCCCCCACGAGTACCGCTCAGCGAGGAGCGCGATCGCTACTCGCCAGTCCCCCGGGAGGCCCCGATAAAATCCGCGACGACCGGGATCACCTTCGCGTAGTCCTCGAAAGCCATCCGCTCGTACTGGTCTTTGGGGACCCCGGCGCAGCGCGACAGCACGACGCCGATCCACTCGGGATCGACGAGTAGCCGCTCGAGAGCCGCTTCGAAGTCGTCCGGACCTGCCGGATCGAAATACTTGGACCCATCGGCTCGACGTTGGATCAGCTCACCCATCGCCGGCGCCCGCACGAAGCGGATCGACTCCATGGGTTCGCCCGAGACGCGCCTGAGCGGCCGACTGAGATGCACCTCGGCCAGCACTTCAGCCGACTCGGTCGAACGCGGCGCTTGTGGAACGTGAGGCCGCGGAGGCCGCGGCGGCGTGCGAGGGTTCGACGCCATCAGTCAGCGATCTCGACGATGCGCTGAGCGAAGATCTCGATCTCCGCCGTCCCTTCGACCAGGTCGTGATCGAAGGTGCCCGTGGTCGTCGCGCCGGTGAGCTGGTAGACCCGGCCGCGCGTCTTGACCATGCAGTCCTTGTTGATGAACGCCGCCCAGAACGCCGAGGTGTCGTCGTCGTACACCTGCACGGTGCAGGTAAGCCCCGGCGCCACCGGCGTGCGCTTGACGCCCACCTTGCCCGAGTGGGCCATCTTGGCCTCGCGCGTCTCGGTGGACGTGCGAACGACGAAGCTCCCTTCGACCTCGACGATCCGCCCGTCCATCTCGACGAGCAGGACGCCCGCATGTAGATCCGCCATGGGTTAGGCCTCCGGGTATTGCAGGTAAGGCCGCATCAGGACGGCCAGGACGTTGAGCTGGTTCGCGAGGTCGGGCGGGTAGAGGATGTCGACCCGGTTCGCATCGGTGCCGTTGCGCTCGACGACGACGTTCTCGGCGAAGCCCGCGACGTCCTCGACGATGGCCCGCGCCGCGTGCTGCCGATACCGGCCCACGAGGTGGGCCTTGATCATGTCGACGTCGACGGCCGGCGTACCGGGCTCGATCACGCTCGCGTCGTCGACCAGGATCTTGCCGGCGCAGTACTGACGCGTGGCCGTCTTGATGTCGTCGATGAGATACGCGACCTGGTGGACGTTGTTCGTCCAGCGCAGCGTCGTGTCGGCGACGCCCGAGCCGTCGGTCTTGTAGTGCGTGACCGTCGCGTTCAGCCGGAGCTGGCCGTAGGCGTCAGTGTAGAGCGACGCGACGCCCTGGAGCCCGATCGTGTTGTTCTCGACGTCGCTGAACCGCGAGCCGAGCGCCGGACCCGGCATCGCCTGGCCGCGCGAGTCGAGCAGCGCGAGGTCTTGCATCGGGACGGCCGGGTTGCTGCGAATGCTCTTCGTCATCGCGCCGGCCGCCGCCGCCGCGATCTCCCACTCGGGGCACGGCGGGAAGTCCAGCCCGAACGTGGTCTGGTGCGGCGAGTTGCGCGTGCCCGCCCAGGTGGTCAGGTCCGAAACGCTGTCCACGAGGCACGAGTACGCGTGCGACAGCTTGCCGCGCGTGGCCGACCAGCGGTCGACGAGCTCGGCGTCGAACGCGTCCATGATCGTGTCGTCGGTCCGGTGCACGACGATGTGGCGGATGTCGGCCGCCGCCATGTTCGTGATCGGCGTGCTGACCGCGGGGTCGGTCGAGCCGCCCGAGACCTGCGTGAGCGTGAGCGCCACACCCGCCGGCAGGACGTCGCCCGGATCCGGGTTGACTTCGATCCGGCCGGTGTTGCCCGCGACGCCCGCGTTCTTGGCGGTCAGGGTGACGGTGTCGGTCGACACCGACGCGACCGTCGGCAGGTACGTGTGGAGGTCGAGCTCGGCCTCGATGGCCGCGGCGATGCTGTTCGCCGAGTCGCCCGCCGAGACGCCGACGCTGATCCGCTTGCCGAAGACGCGGAGCTTGATGGTGCCGTCGCCCGTCGCGGCGGCGGTCACCTGGATCGTGCCGGTGGCCTTCGTGGTCCCGTTGTCGGCCAGGGGCATCGCCCAGAGCTCGCCCTGCGGGTCGTTGTACAAGAAGGCGTGGCACATGATCGCGAGCTGCGAGCCGACGCCAAACAGTGCCGTCGCACGCTCACGGCTCGTGACCTGCACAAGCGTGTTCGTCGTGGCCGAGCCCGCCGACAGCTTCTGTGCGACGATCGCGACTTTCTGGCTTGCGGCCTGCGGCGACGTGCCTTGTCGGTCGAGCTGGACCTGGGCCAGGCCGATGAGCTGATTGCTCGAGACCTCGGGAATCGGGATCGCCATGGCTTACTCCTTCCCCTTTTTCGGGGCGGGGACAGGGGCGGGGACAGGGGCCTCGGGCGTCGCGACAAGCACACCGCCGTCCGCGATGCGAGCGTGCCAGTACGGATCGAGCGTGACTTCCTCGCCGCCCGCGAGCAGCACGCGGCCCGCCTTGGGCGAGCCGGCCGGCCACAGGATCCGCGCTCCGTCGCGGGGGATGAGTCGCACTCGCTCTCGCATGGTCACGCCTCCAGGTCGGCGAGAGTGACCTCGGCGACCGTGTCGTTGTTCTGCTGCACGTCGACGGTGACCGTCTCCAGTGCGTCCCGCTCGCCGGCCGGGGCCTGGCGCGTGCGGGTCTGTGTGATCTCGTAGACCTGCCGGAAACTGCCGTACCGCGAGCCGGCCTCGCTGATGTCCAGCACGCGCTCCGAGGGCTTGATCACGACGCCTTCGCCGCGGCCCGGGCGGTACTGCGCGATCCACTCGCCATCCTCGAGGAGCGCATCGGCCACGTCTTCCTCGAGCGTGTCGAGCGCCGCGGCCAGGTCCGCGTCCGTCGTCGACGGCGCCGGGGCGATGATCCCCCGGATCTCGAGCTCGATGGTCTCGGTCCGGTGGCCCTTGCCGTGACCGCGCCCTTCGCGGCGGATCGTGTTCGTCTCGACCGTCAGGAGCGGGGTCGTGTCGGGCGTCACCCCGCCGGCCTGTAGACCGGCCTGGATGGCGTGAAGGCGCGAGTCATGCACGCGACTACCGGCCGACGTCGCCGCGGCGATTAGTCTCGCCACCACGTCTGTTCGCACCGTCGTCGCCGCCGCCACGCGCTACCTCCCCAGAATCAGCACCAGCCCGCCGGCACCATCCGGCCGGGCTTCAATTATCGTGTAGGTCGTCCCGCGGACCTCGACCGTGCTCTGACGAACCACGATCGAAGCCCCGCTGAACTGCTCGGACCGAACCGAGATCCGGGCGGGTTCGTCCACCATCACGAGCCCGTCGCCGATGATGGCTTCGCGCGTCGCGCCGGCGTCGAACTCACCCTTGATCTCGTACTCGGTCGAGCCGACGGTCAGTGTCGCCGGCTCGCCAAACACGCCCGCGCTCGCGCGCTGCGTCAGTTGGGCGAGCCGGGTCCACTGGCCCATCGATTACAGGCCGGCGCTCTTGTGCGCCCAACAGTAGACAGTCATGACGCCCGCGGTGAGCGCCTCGACCGCGACGACCGCGACCAGCTTGCGCGCGGCCGTGGTCTCGATGCCGGCGACCGCGAGGGTCGGGACCTTCACGACGCCCGCATCGTAGGGGTTCGCACCGTTGCTGATGGCAAGCGCCGTCTTGAGGCAGTCTTCGTCGTCGGTCTTGACGCCGAGAGCGATGGTCGCCGCGTCCGTCGCGCTTGTGAACGTCGTGTGAACGTCGTACTGCAGCCGCGTCGGGATGAAGCCCGACGGGATGTCCGGACCGAACATCACGAGCTCGTGCGTGCCGATCGCGAGGCCATCCGTCGCATCGAGGTAGCCCACGAACTTGAGATCGCCCTCGATGTTCGAGTCGACCACCAGCACGCGGACCTTCGTGGCCGAGCTGCCCGCGGCCACCGCTGCGTACCCGATGAACAGGCCGAGAGCCTTGCCGGTGACGACCTGGTTGGTCGCGTCCCAGTAGAGACGCTGGTTCTCGGCGATGGTCTCGGCGCCGGTGTGCGGCGAATCCGAGATGGCGCCCGAAACCTTGTTGAGCAAGAGAAGCCCGCTCGTCTTGGCGGTCACCGCCTCGCCGCTGGCCACCGTGTCGCACGGGATGATGATGCGCCCGCCGTAGACATACGGCACGTCGACCGTCATCGCGCCCGGGGCGGCCTGGAACGCGATCTCGGTGGCGCTGGCAAGGTAGCTCTGCATGTCTCTGTCTCCTGCGCCGGGCTCGCCGGCTCAGGGCCCGTTGCCGGGCCCGTCGTTGGGTCGTCCGATTACGCGCCCGCGTTGTAGGCGGCGCCGCGGAAGTTCACCGCCTGGACGTTGAAGGCGATCCGGCAGTGCAGCTTCACGCCGAGGGTCTCCTCGTCGTAGAGCATCTCCGAGAGGATCCCCTCGTCGCCCAGGACCGTCTCCATGAAGCACGGCGCGATGCTCGGATCCGCGAAGCCGTAGAAGGCCGTGGTGCTGGAGATCTCGGCATCCGCGACAAGCTGCACCGACCGCAGAGACGGGGTCATCGCCGTCGACGCCGCCGTCGGGATGTACGCGCCCGCGATGAGCTGCTCGGCCGCGAACTCCTTGGCCGAGCCCACGACCAGCGTGCGCATCGGCAGGTTGAGGCGCATGCCGTTCGAAGCGCTGATCGAGCCCTCCTTGTCGTGCATGCCCTTCTGCTCGCGGATGAGCTTGCGGAGCTCGCCGAGCGTCGTGGCCGAGAGCGCCGCCGTGCTGCCCACGTTGCCGTGGTTCGCGTGGAACACTTG